GTCGAACAGCATCGGCGCGCCGACCGCGCGGATACGCTCCTCAAACTGCGTCGGCACCAGAAACCCGCCGCTTGCGCCGCTTGTCTCGTCCAGCGCCTTCGTGCTTTTGTAGACCGCGCGCAGTCGCTGAACGTCGTTGAATGCGACGCACTTCAGAAAGTCGCCGAACGAACCCTCGCTTTCGGCGACGGGTCCGGTCGCCACCCCAACGCTCTGCGCCTTCACCGCCGCCGCCACTTCGTCACGCAGCCGCGCGGCGATCTCGGCAGCGAGTTCCGACTGGTTCATTACGATTTCCGTCATCTCTCCCGTCTCCTCCTTCACTTGATGACTAACCGATAGACGTTTCGTAGCATTGTGCGCGGCTCTGCGGGCGTCGGCGTGATGCTCGCGTCCAACCCCAGCAGCCAGCGTTTGATGTGCACTGCTTTCCCCGCCGGTTCGCGCATCACTAAGTGTGCCGCCGTCCCGCTCGACCAGCCCATCTCCGGCGCGATCTGCGCAAGGTAGCGGTATTTGGCGTCGAGTAACCCACGAACGATAACGCCCTCATCGGTCAACTCCAGTGCGCCGTAGCCTATCGGTTCTTCAACGAGAATAACCCCGCCCGCCGTTTTGATGGGTTGTGTGTGGTTCAACCAGATCGGGGTTTCGCGTAGACGCCCGAAGTCGGTTTCTTTTGTGAAAAACTCGTTTTCGAGATCAACGGCGTCGGGATTGCCGAACACCACCAGCAACCCCTCAACGTCGCCGGTGTATGCCGCCTTCAGCGCCGCGCCGGGCGCGGTCTGCCACTCCATCTCTCACCTCCCCCTCTCCTTCAGCACCGCAAGCGCTTCCTTCAGCGCCGCCTCTGCCGCGTCCTTCAGCGCCGCCCAGCGTCCGCGATGTGCCCTCGCCTGCGGCATTCCGTAGACGTAGCGCGCATACGACGCGGTGTTCTCGACGATCCGCGACGTTTTCGACGGTTTCTTGATCCGCAACTTCTGCCGTAAGTTCCCCGTTCGCCGATACCGCGATCCGGCGGGCGGCGGCGGGTAGACCTGCATCACGCTGTGCGCCGCCGCCGCGCCCGCGTCAAGCGCCGCCTCAATCTGCGCCGAACGAGGCAGCAATTTGCGCAATGCGTTGTCGAGATCGACAGAGACGCTAACCCGCATTTACCCGCTCCAGTCTGACGCCGCACCGACAGCGCGGGTGCGCCGGGGGCCCGCTCCGTCCGCCCCACTCGTCCTCGCGCTTGCCGTGGAGCGCGCCGCAGATCGGACACACCCGCTCGTCGTTGGCGGTTTCCCAGATCATCACATACTCCAGATTATGCTCGGCGCGTAGTCCTTCTCTGTACGCCCGCACGCCCGCCGTCGCCGCTTCGGTTGCAGCGGTAATCGCGACGGTCTCGGCACGCTTCGCTCCAACGACCGGTTCGATCATTGCAACGAGTTCGGCGCGGTCGGCGTTCGGCATCCGCCGCCACGCGGCGACGGCGCGGGCGATGTAGTCGCGCGTGTACGGATAGAGCAACTCTTCCACCTGGCGGCGCGTCGCTTCCTCCGCCCAGTCTGCCAGCAGCGCATCGACGTTGACCGCAACACCGACCTCAACCCGCATCTCGTCTGCAAACAGCCGCGCAATCGTCTCGATGTTGCGGCGCATCGCGGGATAGAGCGTCTCGTTGAACATCTGCGCCGTAATCTCATCTGCGCCGTCGAGCATCACCTGGCGTAGTTGCTGAAACGCGCGTTTGAGATCGCGGTACAGTTGCACCTCGTGCGGCATCAGTTCCGGTTCGGCATCGTCTTTCTTCAGCGACTTCGCTTCAACGTCCGCCGGTTCCTCACTTACCGCGCCGTTGACGCCCGCCAGCCGCAGCGCTGTTCTCACATCGAGACCGGCAGCAACTGCTTCCCGCGCTATCGCCAGTCGGTTACGCAGACGCAGTAGTTCTTGGTCTGCCGCGTCCTCAACGAACTGCGGGAGGTCAAGCCGCGCCCGGGCTTCGTTCAGCGTCAGCACCGGTTGTCCGGTCAAGCGCTGGATCGCCTCTGCCTTCTCCAACTCCGAGTTCTGCACCGCGTCGATGCGCGCCTCGTTGCAGCGTAAAATCTGATTGTACGCGGCAAAATGCGGTTGCAGCATCGCCGCAATTTCGCGCGCTCTGGTCAGTATTGTGAGAAGAACAAACGTTTGGTAGTCGCGCAGCGCGGTTGCGTAGTTGCTGGCGTTGCTGAAGACCAACGACATCGGAACCTGGAACGCAGTCAACATCAACTCCGCCGCGCGCTGGAGCAGTTCCGGCTGAATAACGTCGGAAAGTTTGTCGCCCAGCGTCACCGTTTTGATCTCGCTCGACAGCGCGAGGTGCCGGAACGCATTGCGGATGCCGCTGACGAGTTGCCGCAACCACTGCTCGAACCGCGAGCGCTCCGCATCGGTGGGACGCTGGGCGAACATCCACACCGTCGGACGCACCGCGCCACGCTCGAAATATGCGCTCTGGTACCGCTCCGCCGCAAGCAGTGTGCGGGCTTGCAGCAGCGCAGTCGTCACCAATCCAACCCCCGGCTCAACCTCGCTGCGCACCGACGGTTCCCAGAAGTGGAGCAGTTCGGTTTCCGGTTCAAGTCGAACTTCAACGTTGTTCACGCGGCGGATGAACCCGACCAGCCCGCGCTTCGCGTCGGTGATCGGGGTGATGGTACGCGGGTGCAGACGACGGAGACCGAGCGGCGCGGCGGGGTCGCGCAGCAGATACGCCGCGCCGTAGAGACACAAATCAATCTCAATCCCGCGAATGAGCGCCGCCAGCCGTTCCGCATCAAACGCGACCAGCGTACCGCGCCGGGTGGTGATCTCCCACGGCAGCGACGCGAGGGCGTTGGCGCGCAGCGTCACCGCCGTCCGCACCACCGCAACACGCTCATACGCCACCTCGACATCAACCGCGTCGCCGTCACCGGTGAACACGCTTGTCCACGCGGTCGGAAGAAAATCTTCAAGGTTCAGCGCCTTGATCTCGTAGCGCTCGCTCTGCGACAGCACCAGTTG